TACAGTTATTGTAACAGAAGGTTTATGTTCGCACCAATGTTTCTGATATACTAACCACAAATCTAATTGAGCAAGGGCAGATGTATCGTTACGAGTTACAGCTTTTTCAGGTGATTCTACAGGAAAGCTAAACACTGCAGTATTATCTGGCTGCATCACATCATCTTCACAAGGTATGTTCTGATCAATTAAGAACTGTGTTAGGGGATCTTTCTTGTCCCCTCTTACTGTTCTTACATAGTAATTAGAATGCCTTGCATGGATTCCAGAAGCTGAGTTGACTAATTGTGATACAGTGCCTGAAGGTTTGACACAAGTAATAGCTGTTGATTGTTCAATGCCAAGTGCATCTGATAAACCTAAGTTTGTATCGACTGCAACTTGGCGTAGTTCTTGTAATCTTTTTTCTAAGCCTGTATCTGTTGCATCATTAAGTAACTCACTATCCATAATACCTGTGAGAGATACACCAAGAAGTCTTTCTTGTTCTGTATTATCTCTCCAAATCTTTCTTAAATATTTTAAATCTGTAAGGGTAGATTGAAATGTGCCAAGTATAGTAGCATACTCTACTTTCTTTTTAAGTGAGGCAAGAGTATCGTCAGACCGAACAACAACTTCTGTTAGGTTACAGAACTGATATGGCCTTAATATAATTTCACTACAAGGATTAGTACCAAACTCATGTTCGGTATCTCGTCTACCATTTTCTAAAGACTTACTAACAGCAGATTGTCTATTGTATATACCACGTTCTCCAGACTTAGAGTTATATAAGTTTAACCACTCTCTTATAAAAATACCAATAGGTGGTTTCTCTTTATAACAAACAGAATTATTAGCTAGTGCTCTTTGTCCTTGTGTGTTCCACCACTCTCCTGATTTAGCTAGTGACATTTCTTGATCATTTAAATCAGATAAACTAATTAATGCAGATCGTCTTACACCACCTACTACCACAACAGAGCCAATCTTACACATGATATCATGGCATTCAATAGGTTTTAGTTTTCTGCCTATTGCATTTTTAAATATACCTACAGTAAATCGAAACAAATCGTCTAATGGATCAGGACCAGAAGATCTGCCACCAAAAGTTTTTAACCTAGCACCTGCAGGTCGTAGCTTAGATAAATCCCAGGTAGGTATTGTGCCTGCATAAAGTAAATGTATGAGCTCTCTATATGCTTTTGCCCATCCTGTTTTACTATCACCTACAACTATTGTTGTGTCACTTTGAATAAGTTTTTCACTAACTACAGGTAGTTGTTTAGTATATTTACTTTCGACAGAAAAACCTACACCTGTACCACACATTAATATATAAAGGCATTCATCAAATGATCTTATATTATCTACAGGAAGATAAGAACAGTTATATCCTGCAACATGGCATCTCTCTAATGCTATACCAGATGTCATCAAGGCTCGCATGGATGGCATAATCTCTAAGTTTAACACAGCATTTTGTAATTTAGTTCTAAGTTCTGTGCTTAAATTGTAATTATATTTCTTACTTAAATGTGTTTCCATATAATTAAAATATCTATCAACTGTTTCATTCCATGTTTCTCTGCGATTATATTCTTCAATCCATCTAGCGTATCTAGATACATGAATAAAACTTTGATAGTCTGTTGGTAATTTTATTTCATTCATCTTCTTTCTCTTCTTTTCTTGTTGTTAAAATATGCGGAGTTAAAACCTCGTTCCCACTCCTTATGTCTTATGTTGTTTAGGTTGTAAGGGTTTTTTAATTTACCATTATAGAAGGCTCTTTGTCCCTCTTCAAATTGTATTTTTAAAGGAGGCCATTGACCTCTTCGTTTGAATCTTTTGGACTTGTATCCCTTCGATGTCGTAGAATGCGTCTGTGACGATCTGTTCCAATTCATTTGCTATTTCTCCATCAACTGGTATAGGATACTCTTCAGTGTCCAGGCTTAGACTCACTGTTAGAATTATCTGCATCTGCTACCTTTTGTATTAACTTATCTAGATACCAACGTGCTTTTAATAGGTCTTCTAAAGCACGATCTTTATATGTGTATCGCCAGATGTATTTGAGCATAGCACCTTTTAAATACCCACGAAATTCCTTACCAGACATAGACGCTTCGATAGCATCTATGGCTTCTATCTTTCCTGATTTATAATGTGAGGGTTCATTGACAACATCTTCATTATCTTTAGTCATCCTTATTCCTGTCTAAGTATATTATGTTATCTTTTTTTGTAACTTTTCTGCGACTATCTTTAAAATCTCCTTCAAGTATTCTATGAAAAACACCTGAATAAAAAAGAAGGTCATCATTATCAGCAGCATAACTGAAGCCAACCATTGCACGACATAACTCAGACAATGCAACAGCAGCTTTTTGATCTGTAAAATGTTTCTTTGAAAAATGTACATTTGTTTCATGTATCCACTCGTCATCCTTGTCTAGTCTAGGTGTAACTACAATGACCACATCATCTTCATTAACTTCAACTATTCTTTTTTTCGGCATTACTCTTGTCCTCTGTGTGTGTATAATAAAGCCATCTAGGTTCTCTTGCAGAAGATATTGGTTGAGGTTTATATTCTAATCCTTCCCAACAACTAAATTTAAAATCACACCAGGAACACGCTTCACCTAATATTCTATTGCCTGTTTCTTTTTTACGAAAGGTTTCAGGCTCATCTTCAAAACATCTTTCAAATGGTTTATTATCTTCTAGTGCTTTTACTTTTACAAAAGCATCATCAACTGATTGTTGTACTTCTTCATCAGAAGACTCATCTTCTAGGTATGCAACTTCACCACTTGATTTATTAACTGCCCACCAACCACCAACTTCTTTCTTAGATCCAAAAGCATATAGATGTAGTTGAGTTAGATAGCCAAAGGTGTCGTGGCTTTTCATACCCTTAAAGTTTAAAAACTTATTACGATATGCCCAAGGGCTACAGGATTTAATATCATCTACTCTATCATCAGTATACAAATCAGTTTCACCAGAGATGTCATCAGTTATATTAAACCTACTACCCTCTTCATATTTAATATCACAAGAAGATAATACAGCTTTTAGTATTGCTTCTACTGCGTCTCCAAAAGTAACAATCATTTTGAAACTGTAGTTCTTGTCTGCTTTTCTAGCACCTACAGCTTCCATTTGTAGCTGACATAGTGGCCTACCTAAATTAGAAGGTCGTGCTTTAAACTTATATTCCTGTGATTGAAACTGTTTTCTAAGGGCTTGCTTAAAGTCCTCTCCTGCTTTGTCTATAACTTCTTCAGACATAGAAGACTCACCCCTGTTAGCTGATTCTAGGTAAGCTATAACCTTTGCTAAATTTTCGTTCATTATTCAGGCAGTGCTTCAACATCAATAAAACTAGCGTCACCTACACCACCAACATCTTTAGCATATCTTTTTTCTTCATATGCTTTAGCACGAATAGATTCATTATACGCTTGTATATGTTCTCCGAATGCTTTGTTGACCTCTAAGTATTCAGGTTTAATTTCTGTTTGCTCACCTAAAATTGTAGGACTAATGGTATACCAAGTAATGCTGTCGTTAGTTTCAAAATTAAAATTAAGTTTAAGCAATTGTTTCCAAGGCAGAACTTTATCTTTAATCATTTGACTTGTAATCTGACCAAAGTTTCTAAATGTATCTTTGTTAGATATCTGGAATATAACAGGTAGATCTTCAAAAGACACCTTATCTTTTTTACCTTCAGCAAAAGCATCTTTGACTGTGAGTAATCCAAAGATAACTCTATATCTTTTAGCTGCTCGCCACTCATTCTTTCTTTCTTCAGAAAGATTATCCCAATCATCTACTTTAAATTTACCGCAGTTCACGCCACCCTGTTCATCAAGGGCCTCATCATAAGGGTTACTAACATAGATAGATTTATTTACATATCTACCTTTCTGATCGTTACCATCTCTATCCTGCCATGTAGCATTCTCATCATACTTCTGATAAAAGAAACGCTGTTGTAGTATGCGTAGAGAGGCATCGTCTGCGTATACAATACCATGTTCTGGATGTGCCACTTTAACTGTGCCATCAGGAACTTTCTGTCCTGCATTATTGCGTGCTTTACTATTTATTGTTAGCCTTGGAAAACCAGGTGTACTTGCTACACCCTCATCGTTAAAACCAAACTCAGCTGCGATTTGATCAATGGGTAAGTTGTCTATGTCTTTGATTGTTAGTGCATTCTCTGTCATGCAATTCTCCTATATTATTATTATCTTCTGTTATATTCAAGTTCGTTTGATTGTCAACAGATATTTCATCCATATCTAACCAATCATCACCTATTTTTAATTCGACTTCCATGGGTACGTCTAAGTTTAAATCAAACTTATCTTTAAGTTCACTTACTACACCCATCATATCATCGTATAATGTAGAACAAACTATGTCTATCTCATCTGGATGTACATCAACAACAATACTATCATGTACTGTGTTTATAAATTTACTCTTTAGATTCAATCGTTTAA